CTTTTATTTTCACAAATTCCGATTTTACAGAGTTCCGATTTCCACAGAAAGGTTAAATTATGGGTGTTTTGAAAGCTAAACGTATAGAACTTAGGACTTTACAGGATGCACTGGAGAACATTAACACAGAGATATGTGAAAATAGAGGTTGCAGTAATTGCAAAACATATTGCCCTTCTGGGGCCAAACAAATTGAAATTAAACAGACCACAAAAATTATAAACAAACTTATGTGGGATGAACTACAGAAGGAAATGGTTTAAATGTCTCCTAAAACAATCCCGATAGAATTATATGTAGCTAATGATAAACATCATAAGAGTGAAGACTTCTTAAAGGATAAAGCTGCAGCACAAGAAGCCATGCAGCTTGGTACATTTCGTTTTGTAATCCCTCCTATACTCCGTGGGGATAGGGTAGCAACCAATAAATGGAACCAACTTATAAAACTATACAAAGATTTCTCTTTTGTATCTTCTGCGGATACGGATATTTTAACACATTATTGTTTGGCACATTCCGAACTAGATGATTTATTAGCAACTAAAAAAGAGCTGGTAGTTGAAATGGAAGAAGCCGGGAAAACTAAATTTTATATTATGCAAAATTTAAATAAGGAAAATATCCTGTATAATATAAAAGAGAAAAGAAAAGAATTAGTTCAACTAGGTGGGAAACTTTTTCTAGATCCTGTTTCCCGTATCAAAGCAGTAACCCAACCTAAACCAAAGAAGGCCGATCCCGTAGGGGATGCGGGTTTCCCTGGTGTTTAAAAACTTTAACTTTAACGAAAGAAAGGAGAGTAATATGTTTAAGAATTTTTTGGTGTTAATCATCATGTTTGCAGCATTTTTGAGTGTTAATATTTATGCTGTGGTAGAATCTACCGCTGGTGGTGGATACCTCACAACTAGTGTAGTTGAAAGTACTGTAAATTATAGGGTACCAACTACTAGGAATATTGTAACGGTTCATAATATAGAACTTAATAATATTTTCTAGTTACTAATAAAACAAAAAGAGTCCTTAATCATAAGTTAGGGACTCTTTTCTTACACCTAAACTATATGGAACTACAAGCTCAACAACTGGAAACAAATGTCCTACCTAAAAAAACTCATAGACTATAGTAATACAATTGTTTCCGGTGAACAGTTAGCATGTAAAAAGCATATATGGGCTTGTCAAAGATTCTTAAACGATGTAAAAAAGTCCCAAACAGATCCCGATTACCCATTCTATTTTGATGAAACACGCGCGGAAGATTTCTCTAAATGGGCACGATTATTTAAACATCGAAAAGGTGTTTTAGCGGGTAAAAATATAGAGCTTGCCCACATACAGCATTTCATATTTGGTCAAATTTATGGGTGGTATGATAAGGAAAACCATTATCGTAGATTCCTTAAACTCTATTGGCAAGTAGGTAGAAAAAATGCCAAGAGTCAAACACTTGCTTTAGTTTCATCTTATGAGATGTTTGTATTTTGTAATGATGAAGTTGCCGAAGTATACACTGCGGGGGTAAAAAAAGAACAGGCTAATATAGTATATCTGGAAACTGTAGCGATGGTGGAAGCATCGGAATTGGAGGAGGGTAAACATTACAAAATTGCTAATGGTAGGTTAATCAGGTTAAAAAATGGCGCATTTATGCGTGCACTTTCCAAAGAAGATAAAAAAACAGGTGACGGTCTAGATCCCCAACTAGGTTGCGTCGATGAGTATCATGCGCACCCAACAGCAGAAATGCTAGAAGTTTTAGATTCAGGTCAGATTTCCAGGCCCCAACCACTACTAATAATAATCACTACAGCGGGGCCGGAATTAAGTCACCCATGTTACAGGGTCGAGTATACTTTAATATCTAAAATACTAGATCCGAATGTAGATGTACGGGTAGAATCCTACCTAGTGATGGTTAATGAGTTAGATATGAATGATACAGGGGAAGATGTCATAGTAAAGGGTAAAACCATACCTATAGGTGAACCCTTGGATGATATGAATGATCCGTCTGTGTGGATCAAAGCCAACCCCATTGCAGCTAGTTACCCAGTAGGTCTAGATAAGATCCGTAAAAAATTTGAGTTGGCTAAGGAGGCACCTGAAAAAATGCGAGATTTTAAAACCAAGAATATGAATATCTGGGTAAATGAACGTGCAATGGGTTATATGAACATGGCTAAATGGTCCTCATGTGCCTTTATTCCAGTAAAAAATAAAAGTTTTATAGATATAATTAATGAAAATACAGACAGAGTTTGTTTCAATGGGGATGATTTATCGGCTAAACTAGATTTAACTTCCTCCACTTTTGAACTAATCGGAAATAGTGGGGAGTATTATATAGTAAATCACTCTTTTATGCCAGAAGAGCGTTTTTTAAAAGGTATGAAAGAGGACAAAGTACCCTACGATTTGTGGGAAAAACAAGGTTACTTAACAGTCACTGATGGTGCAGTGGTTAACTACAAGGCTGTTATGAATTATTTTCTAGAAGAGTGTAAAAAGAACGGGTGGTACTTGGAAGAAGTTTGTGTAGATCCGTGGGGAGCCACTCAAATTGCATCTGATTTAGATGATTTAGGCCATACCGTGGTGGAGATCATCCAAGGACCTAAAACACTATCTGAACCCACTAAAAATTTTAGAGAAGAAGCTTACCAGGGAAATATTGTTCATGAGAACAACCCACTCTTTAATTGGGCAATTAGTAATGCCGTAACTAGAAAGAATTTCAATGGTAATATCCAATTAGATAAAGATAAAGCCAAACAGCGAATTGACCCGGTAGCCTCTGCAATAAATGCCCATACCAGGGCTATGAACTATAAGAGAACCCAATCTAATAATGTAATGTTCATGTAAAAACTGTTGCAAAACCTGTTGCATATGTTGCACACTGTTGCAAATATGTTGCAATTAAATACGAATAGTGTTGCATAATACAAATTTTTTATATATCTTACTTAATATAGACACATATTTTGTAAGGATATAAATGAAAAAGCTTTTCCGAGAATTATTATCTTTAACCGGTTTCCTAAGTACAACTTATGGAATCTACCAAATACATGAACCGGCTGCCTTTATTGTTGCAGGTGGTTTTTTAGTATGGGTTAGTATTCAAGGGAGAACTAAATAATGTTTGCCGGACTACTTGCCGAAAAACGGGATAGCTCTTCTTTTAACCTAAAAAATATTCCTAAAGGTTTAGAGGCCATTTTTGGTGGTTTTTCCACGGCTGCGGGTATTACTGTGACGGAAGAAAAATCATTAGGACTAACACCGGTGTGGGCTTGTGTGGATATTATTGCCAGAACCGTGGCAAGCTTACCACTTCCAGTTTATAGGAGACTAGACCCCACCGGCAAAGAGCGTGCAAATAATCACCCACTATATAATTTAATGCAGAAAAATACCAATCCGGAACAAACAGCCTATATGTGGAGACATTTAATGTCTGTACACGAAAATCTATGGGGTGCGGGTATATCTGAAATAGAGTTCGATCGAAACGGGCAACCCGTGGCACTGTGGCCTATACCACCATGGCGTGTGACACCACAGAGAACCAAAAAAATGGAACTAGTCTACAAAGTCACTTTACCCGATGGTAGTTCTAAAATTCTCCCCATGTCACAGGTTGTAGTATTCCAATCACTAACTACAAGTATGGATAAATGGTTGTCACCCATTGCGGTACATCGTGAAACTCTTGCCGCTGCCCATGCTGTAAAAGAGTTTGGCGCTAGAACATTTAGCCAAGGTGTAAACCCAGCCGGTGTTTTAAGTGGTGTTAATTTCAAGGGGGAAGAATCACAAAAAACATTACGGGCAAAATATGCAGGTTATGAGGGTCTTGGTGCATCCCATAGATTAATGTTTGTAGAAGAGGGTATGACATTTGAAAAAATTGGTTTACCTCCGGAAGATGCACAATATTTAGAGACCCGTCAAGCTGATATTGGAGAAATAGCCCGTATATGGCACATGCCTTTATTCATGCTACAGGAACATACTAAATCCACTTCATGGGGCACCGGTCTTGAAGAACAGAAAAATGGTTATGTAACTTTCACTATTCTACCTACTACAGTACAGTGGGAACAGGAATTAAATAAAAAACTCATATATGATGATAATTTCTTCATAGAATTTTTATTAGAGGGTTTACTTCGTGGGAATGTTAAGGACAGGGTAAAAGCGTATAAAGATCTATATAACATGGGTGTTTTAAATATAGATGAAATTAGGGAAATGGAAAACAGAAACCCTCTCCCGGATGGTTTAGGCCAACATCGATTTATACCAATGAATATGACAACCCTTGAAAAAGCTACAGCACCCGAAACGGAACCGGAAGAAATCCCACCAGAAGAAAAGGAGACGGATGAAGATGAAGAAAAAGAATAATAAACCGGAACAGAGATTTATACCCACCAAAAAAATAGAGATACGCACAGTTGGTGAAGAAGGTGAAACAGAACAGCGTTTTGTTGACGGTGTGGGCATCGTTTATGGTCAGGAGGTAGAGATATGGCCGGGTTATATGGAAAGCGTGCGAGCTGGTGCTTTTGGGGACACTTTGGGATCCGGAGAAGAGATTAAAAGTTATTTTAACCACAACCCGGATTTTGTATTAGCTACCACTAAAAGTGAACCAGCTTTAGAGTTGAAAGATACGGATGCTGGTTTAGAATTTTCCGCACCTATCCCACCTACTTCATATGGGGAAGATCTCTCTATTAATCTCGAACGTAAAAATGTACGTGGTGCCTCTTTTTCTTTTACAGTAGAGGAAGACACTTTAACCACCGAAAAAGTGGAGGGTGGGGATGAAATTTACCATAGGGAGATTGTAAAAGCTACTCTTTATGAAGTGGGACCTGTCACAAATCCAGCATACCCACAAACAGAAGTTGGCCAAAGAGATTTGGAAAACATTTGTACAGAAATTAAAGAACGTGTTGCTGAAGAGAGAAATAACTCAGAAGAAGAAAAAGAAGAAACTTCTGATTTAGAATATTATAAACATTTATTAAATTTAACAGAACGGAGTATCTAATGCTAGATATCCAAAGTTTGAAAAGAGCCCGTGTGGCATTAGTAGAGGAAATGAGAACATTACTCGCTTCTGTTGAGACACGCGACGGAAAACAACTCACTTCTGAAGAGAGAACTAAACTCGCGGACCTTCAGAAAAACGCGGATAACATTGCCGCTGACATCTCCCGTGCGGAATTTCTCAATACAGAGGAAGCAAACGGCGCGGAAGAAACACCAGAAACCAGAGAGAAACACGAAAATTTTGGTGAGTTTCTTATGGATGTACGTAACGGGAACGATTCCCGTTTAGAAGTACGGGATGTTACAATGGGAGATGGACCAAGTGCCGGTTTTCTCGTTCCGGATCAGTTCGATACTACACTACGTGCAGTTTCTCCAGATGAAGCGGTAGTAAGACCCCGTTCAATGGTTATGCCAGCCGGAACACCTCCGGATGCTGCTATCAAACTTATATCGCTGGATCAGGGTGGAGACAAAGGCGTTTATTCAGGTGTAAGAACCAATTGGGTGGATGAAGTGGGAACACACCAGGATGCAGGTGATCCAACTGTAAAACAGATTATTCTTGAACCTAAGCAGGTTTCTGGATATATTGACATTTCCGACAAGTTACTCCGCAATAGTGCAGCGGCTGGTGCAATGGTGGAACGTCTTTTACGTGGGGCCATTATTGGATCAGAAGAAGATGCATTTTACAATGGGGATGGAGCTGGAAAGCCTTTAGGTATTCTTTCATCTAAGGCCTGTATTAATATCGCACGAACTACTGCGGGTGAAGTCAATTATTTGGATCTTGTTGCAATGTATGCAAAAACATTGGGCACAAATTTGGCATGGGTTGGAAACCGGACTATTATGCCGGAGCTTATGACAATGGTTGCACCTGCAACTAATCAACTGGCATGGCAGCCAAACGCAAGAGAAGGCGCACCCGGTACTCTATTGGGGCTTCCTCTTCTAGAAAATCCTTATGCACCGATACTTGGTTCACGTGGAGATCTCGCACTAGTAGATATGGATTACTATGCAATTAAAGACGGTTCACCTCTTGCGATGTTCATGGACCCATACACACAGAAAATAAATAGTATTACACGTATTTATGCATTTTGGAATGTGGATGGACAGGCGTTACTTTATGATTCAATCCTTAAACAGGATGGTGTTACAAGAGTTTCACCTTTCGTTGTTTTGGATGATGCATAATACTGTTTGTTGAGACAGAGGCGGTATTAATTTACCGCCTCATACTAAATAAAAGAAATTAAAATTATTTTAAAATTTGGAGTAAACATTATGAATAAAATTTCAGATGTAAACAAAGTTGATGTAGGAATAGCACCGGCTGCACTTAATGGTGCAAATACCGGTCTATATTTCCCTATGACACATCACAGAAAATCACTTTTTGCACAAAATATTGGTGTTATGGCTGCGGCTGCAACTTCAGTTATGCAGGTATTACAGGCAAGTGATTCCGCTGGTACCGGTTCAAAAGTGGTTACAGGAAAAACCACAACTATTACAGCCAACACTCTTGCATCTCAGATTCTTCTGGCAATTGTAACGGCTGCGGGTGGTGTTCATGTTGCGGGGGATACTGTGACAATTAACGGGCTTGTTTATGAAGCTGCGGCTGCGGATGTTCCAACATCTCGTGTATATGCGGTTGGCGCTTCTGGTGCAGCTTCCGCGGCGGCTCTTTTGGCAAAAATTAACAGTACAGATGTAAATATCGGTTTACCTGATTTTACAGCCGTTTCTGGAATAGTTGCAGCAAATACTATTTTGACACTTACAGCGGATGAACCTGGGGACAACCTAGTAACAGCGGTTGCAAGTGCAGCCACTACCGTGGTATCAACTGGGGAAGCTGTTGCTTTCATTGAAGTTGATGCTGCAGAACTTGATGTAAACAATGGTTTTAATCATGTTGCAATTAGAGTTACAAACAGTGCCGCAATGGGTACAGGTATCGCTCTAATCCGTGATAACTCCCGTTATAGTCCAGATCAAAAAGTAGCTGATTCCGTCAACTAGTTTTCGGTCTTAATTGATAAATCTAGTGGGCTTGTACATGAGTGGAAGCCCACTTTTTAAAGAATAGGTACAACAAGATGAAAAATTACAAAGTTTTAAAACCATTTAATAACGGCAAAGGTGGATTAGTTCCGGGGGATACTGTCTCTTTGGATCATAATAGAGCCATTAAACTACAAGCCATGAGAATGGTAGGGGCTGCAATATCTATTACCGAAACACCAAAAACACCAAAAACACCGGAAACTGCAGTAAAAGCAGCACCAAACAAAGAAAAACACAATAAACGCAGTAAAAAGAGTAAAAAATAATCATGAATTGGAGTCTAAAAAGAACACTAGCACCCACAGTGGAACCGGTAACGGTTGCAGAGGTTAAATCACAGGTACATATTACCCATGATTTACAGGATACTACTTTAAGTTCTTATATAAAAGCCGCACGGGAACAGGCTGAAGACTATCAAAGACGGTCATATATTACCCAAAAATGGGACATAGTACTAGATTGTTACCCACAGGGTGAAATCTGTCTCCTACGGGGTCCCGTGGCCTCTGTGGAATCCATTGTAGTTACAGCCATAGATGGTAATACCACAGATATGGATGTAAGTGATTTTGTAATACTTATAGATAACACACCCGCACGGATGAAATTAAAAAGCACGGCATCATGGCCTTCTGTTACACTCCAGGAAATCGGCGCTATCAGAATAAGTTATACAACCGGATATGGTGCAGATGGTGCAACCACACCCGAAAGTGTTAAGCACGCTATTCTGGTTTTTTGTGGTTTTGCAGATGATAACCGAGCAGTGGAAACTGTAGAATTACCCGCTTCTTTCTTTAATCTTTTAAAGTCAGATAAAATTTATATAGATAGTCCGGTTTAATATGAACCGCAGAGGTAATAACCTAACAATATACCCACAAAAGAAATCACTTTCTACTGAATCCAGAAGCTATGGCTATATCCAAACTAGCACCAGAACCAAAGATGGAGAGGGCGGCTATACTACAACTTGGGGAAATGCTCACCCCTCACCTCATGCTATGGCTGTCCTCCCATTAACTGCAATACAGTTATTGAACTATGATTCAGTAAATGTGGAAGCCACACACCTTGTAAAAATCAGAGGTGAAATAGTTATAACAGAATTAAATAGAATATTTACAGTAGACAATATTATCTATGAAGTGTTAAATATTCGAGATGTTCAAGACCGTGGAATAGTAAAATGGGTTCTATGTAAAGAGAGGCGGGAATAATGAAATCAGGATTTAAATTTACAAGCTTCTTAGATGATACTATAAATGATATAGAAAAAGGTGAAATAAGAGTTTTACGTAAAGCCGTTTCACCTCTTACTAAGAAAATAAGATCTAATATAAAAGCTATGGATTTAGTAAAAAAAGGAGACCTTTTGAAAGGTGCTGCTAAGTTAGACATATATCAACACGCTGTACTGGTGGGAATGGCTCCCCCAGCTTTCCATGCACTGTTAGTTGAACTAGGGCATACGGCACCAAATGGCCGTGTAATAGCGGGACAAAGTTATTTTTTAACAGCTTTTAATTCTACCTATGCACAAGTCCAAGACAATTTATCAAATGATTGGATTAGATAATGTTTTATAAAGATATCATCCCCTACTTAAAATCTATTCCAGCCATAGCTGCCACGGTGGAAACATTTGAAGGTGAACCTGCTATTTTTCAGAAAAAAGCACCAGAAGATGCCCCAAAACCTTATGTAACAATTATGATAAATGCCAGAAAAACAAAAGATTCCACGATAGCTTTAGGGGAATTAATGATAGATTATTGGGATAGGGATAAATCACAGGTAGTGGCTAATCAATTTGATGAAGCTCTAGAAAATAATTTAGATAATATAAAATTAACAGGCTGTGAAAGATTGTCGGATTTAAGATTTAACCTCTCTTCCAGTGGCCATGTAGAAGATGCGGATTCAAGGGATATACATTTTAATGCTATTTACGGTTTCCGGGGCGGCCGTCGTAAATGGATGATAAATACACAATAAAATAAAAGGAGTTTACCATGTCGAAAGCAGTAAAAGCAGTTAACGGGATTACATCAAAAACATATGAGAGAATGGTATTAGATGCCGGTAGACTCTATGCAGAGTATGATCTACCCGGCCAAAGGGCAATAGGTGCAACCCGTGGGGGTAGTACTTTCGTAGTCGAATCCGAATTTAGAGAAATGACAGTAGATGGGGCACCTGGTCCAGTTAAGGGTTCACAGAGGCTTTTACGTTCATCTGCAAAACTTTCCACTAATATAGTGGAAATTGTAAAAGAGACTCTTCTCACTTCCCTACCCGGTTCGATTAACACCCCAACCGCTACACATGATGTAATAACCCGCGAACGTCAAATAGAAGCCGGGGATTATTTGGATAACCTTACCTTGGTAGCGGAAAAAGCTGGAACCGATGAACTAGTAATTATCAAAATTGATAATGCATTAGCTCTAAATGGTTTAGAGTTCTCGGCAGCGGAAGATGATGAAACGGTAATAGCGCAGGAATTTACAGCCCATTATGATCCTGCTAACTTGGCCAAAGAGCCTTGGTCTATTTCTTATCCTAAAGAAACCGTAGTAACTAGTCACACTGTAACATACATTGCAGGTGCAAATGGTACAGTATTTGGTGATCTAGTACAAACAGTTGTAGATGGTGCAGATTCAGATCCAGTGGGAGCTATTGCAGATGATACATATGAGTTTATCGACTGGGATGATGCATCAACAGACAATCCAAGAACAGATGTAAATGTAACGACACCTATTACGGTAACCGCAAACTTTGCATTAATTTAATAATAAACGGGTGGTTACTTTGTAGCCACTCTTCTTTTAACTTTTAATTTTGAGGTGAAAATGAGCGAAAACACTTTACCAGAAATTCCAGATATCCGGATGTTGACCGTTGCGGATAGAAAATTAGTAACAAACTTATTTAAAAAAGCTATTGATGTAATGCGAAGGGATGATTTAAAAAATGTTATCTCTTCCACAAAATCCAAAAGTAAAAAGAAAAATTCAGCTTCGCAAGAAGAAGAATGGGGAAAGGCAATTCTAGAAATTGCAGGGGATCTAATTACCACAGCTTTGGATATATTCAATGAAGATGTGGATGCATGGTTAGCAGATTTAATAAATGTCACACCTGAAGCTTTCGACAAATTACCAATGAATGCAGAAACACACATAATTAACCAGATTAGGACGGCACCGGAAGCGGTTGATTTTTTTACACAGTGCTTTCAGAGTGCCAAAATGACGGAGTGGTTAGAAACTCCGTTGCGGTTTCTGAAAGAACGGTTCGGTTCCATTTTAGAATTGGAGAAAGAGAACTTAACAGATACACCTTCATAGATTTTTTAAAATTCTCGGAAATGATCGCAGAAGAAAAAGCGGAACATTACCGGGTTACAATGGAAGCGGCTGCTTTTACAGCGTGGCAAATTACGAATAAAATAGCCGCAAAAAAAGAGTGGACTAAATACCAAAAAGCAATAGGTGTGGCTCCAATAGATAAAGATAAAATTGGAGCTTCAGAAAAAGAAGAAATTTTAAAAACTAGTGAGTCCATCCATGAAAGGGTTTTAAGGTTACAAAAAAATGGCAGGTAGAAAAATATTTTCGCTATTTGGATCAATTGTTATTCGAGGTATGGCTAAATCGAAAAAGGATTTAACCGCGTTTGATAAAGAAGTCCGTGCAACTACTAGAACTCTTAATAAGATGGCTAAGGATACCCAAAAATTGGGTAAAGCTATCACTAAGAATATAACTGCACCACTTGCCGTAGCAGCCACGGCTGCTACCAAGTTTGGTGCAGATTTCGATAAAGCTATGACTAAATCCATTGCCATTATGGGTGATGTTAGCGATACCATGAGAAATGATATGGAGAAAGTGGCTCGTGAAACGGCCATTGATTTAAATCTATCGGCGGAATCAATGGCTGATGCCTATTTCTTCTTAGCTTCCGCAGGTTTGGATGCTGCGGAATCTATGGCCGCACTTCCCAAAGTAGCAGCATTTGCAAAAGCCGGTAATTTTGATCTTGCCGAAGCTACCGACCTTTTAACCGACGCACAAAGCGCCCTTGGCTTACAGTCGGAAGACAACGTAGAACACATGAAAAATCTTATAAGGGTTTCAGATGTATTAGTGAAAGCCAACACCATTGCAAATGCTTCCGTATCCCAATTTTCAGAAGCTATAACCAATAAGGCAGGTGCGGCTCTACGTCTCCTGAAGAAAGATGTGGAAGAGGGTGCTGCGGTTCTTGCCGTTTATGCCGATCAAGGTGTAAAAGGTGCCGATGCCGGTACACAACTTAATATTGTTTTAAGAGATTTACAAAACGCTTCAATTAAAAATAAACAAGGTTTCCAGGATGCCGGGATAGCTGTTTTTGATGCCAACGGAAAAATGAACAATATGGCAGATATTGTAGAAGATTTGTCCGACCGTTTCCTCAATATGTCAGATGAACAGAGAAGAATGGAACTAACTACTTTAGGATTTACTAGTAAGTCCGTAGCCGCTACTTCTGCACTTCTTGGTACTTCCGATGCAATAAGAGAATATGAAGCCGCTTTACGGGGTGCCGCGGGCATTACAGACGAAGTAGCACAAAAACAACTACAAACATTCTGGGAACAACTGGGGATAGTACAAAAAAGATTAATAGATGTAGGTATAACAGTTTTTAAAATGTTAAGTCCTATACTAATGAAGGTGCTAATACCGGCACTAAATGCAATAGTTTCCGCAATATCTAAACTAGTAAAATGGTTTGATAATCTGAACCCTATACTAAAAGAAGCTATTGCCATATTTGTGGGGGTAATGGCCGTATTAGGACCCATCTTAATAATGTATGGTAAATTCCTACCTTTAATAATAAAATTAGTACCATTGTACAAAGCTTTAGTTTCGGGACAACTTGCCTTGAATTTTGCAATGTCGGCCAACCCTATAGGTCTAATTATAATAGGGATAGCTGCATTAATCACAGCGGGTGTATTATTAGTTAGAAATTGGGATGCTGTAAAAGTTGCGTTTTTTAATACATGGGATTCTATACTCTTCCACTTTGAAAATATTTCCGATAATATAGCCATAATGTATGGTTCTATGATTTTGGGGATACTTGAGGGTATAAACCAAGTAGGTAAATTTATACCTGGAATGAATAAAGGTCTAGCTAGTTTAATAGATACGGTGGAAAAAACCATAGCTTTTATACATGCTGAAAAAGCTGCACGGAAAGCACTACACGCGGAACAGGTTGCAAATAATAAATTAACTAAAGAAGAGTCCGAACTGGTAGCAGAAGCTAACAAAGTAGTATCAGATTATACGAAAGCTGAAGATAAAAACACCAAAGCAAAAAAAGGTAATTCGGGTGCAACATTGGAACAAATTGCAGCCGCTCGAAAGTTAGCAAAAGACAGGGCTAAATTTGAACAGCAGTGGACGGACACACTTTTAAAAGCAACCGGTACACGATTACAGATATTAGAAGCGGAACAAAAAGAAGCTTTAAGACAAGCGGAAAAACTGGGAGCAGATACCACAAATATTGAAGCCTTCTATGCAGCGCAACGGGTAAAGATCAACGCAGATGCAAATAAAAAACAGGCTGCGGATGATAAGAAATTAGCAGATGCAAAAAAACAAAGAGGTTTTGATTTAGCTAATGCTACTGTAAACGTAGTGGATCAAATAAACGCAGTTTGGGCGGCTTCCTTAGATCTCCGAATGAACAATATAGATGCACAGGCCGAACGGGAAAAATTGGTTATTGAAAATTCCATAATGACCAATGAAGAAAAATCGGCAGCTATAAACGAAATCGACAAAGAAGCGGATGCCAAAAAATTAGAAATCCAAAGAGAAAATGCAGCCCGTGAAAAGGCCATGGCTATCTTCTCTATTATCCTAAATACTGCAATGCCTATTACAAAAGCTCTCTCTCTAGGTATGCCAGAGGGTTTGATTTTTGCGGTTTTAGTTGGTGCTCTTGGAGTTGCACAAATAGCAATAGCAGCATCCCAACCCATGCCATTTGCAGAAGGTGGACTAGTTAAAAGTTCACCCGGCGGTATAGTCGGACAGATTGGTGAGGGTTCACAGGATGAACTGGTATTACCTATGAAAACCGGTGCCCGTGAACTAGCAAATAATATAATGGGTAAACTTGCCAAAGGTGGAGCTTTAACCGGAGGCGGGGCACAAATGGCAATGGCCGGAGCTCGTGAAATACATTTCCATATCGGTACACTAATTGCGGATGAATTTGGAGTAAAAAGTCTTGCTAAAAGAGTGAATAAATATATAGTTGCAGAGAACCAAAGAACCGGAGTTACAGCCTAATGGCAGATCCAAATTCAATCAAATTAGGACCCGAGGGGGATGTTCAAGAGCTCTCCGCGTTTGGCCGTAAATACGGGACACGGTGGGAAGATGGTTTAACCCGTGACGACCGGGCAGCATCCGGAAAACTCCGCAGGGATACTATAGCACGTAAAAGGAATTTTACTCTCTCATGGGAGACAGTAGACCAAATACCTGTAGATAGGATAAATAATATATTTGAGACTGTTGACGACGAATTAACTTTAGAAGTTACACATATGTTGGAAACAAAAGAGTATCAAGTACTACTATCCCCTTTTGGTCAAGAACGACTATTAGCAGTTTGGGATGGTTTGTGGGAAGGGTTTTCTCTGGAGTTTCGTGAAGTATGAGTTTAGCCACTTTAAGAGAAGAATCTAAACAGACGGTTAGAAGGCCGATAGGTAAAGTAATAGTTACCTGGACAGATCCATTAATAGATCTTTCTCTTACTACCACACAATCTGAAAACAACCGGGTTTCATATCCCATACAGGTTGCGGATCTTATTAGAGAGGTACCTAAAAAATGGTTTCATACTAATGCAGCTTATCCTGTAACTAATGCGGATTTCTACCCAATGGCCTCCGATATTTTGGAAGCTCGTAAATATCAGGTGGGTTGGTGGGGATCACAACCGGCCGATGCTTCGGGGGAATTTGTAACCGACCCCACTTTAGCGGTAGATTTTACCACCCGTTTGGTGGAAGGTTTTGTAGTTGCAGGGGATAGTGCTTTAGATGAATATCCGGTAGATTTTACTGTAACAGTATATCTCAAATCGGGTTCTAATTATGTACCGGTAGACATACACAATGTGGTGGGTAATACAGAAATACCCTATTCCCATATATTTACAAATCCCCATTTTAATACAAGTAGAATAGAACTAGTAGTACATAAATGGAGTAAACCTTTTGAAGTAGTTAAAATTATAGAATTTTATTCTGCAATAGTTGAAACTTTCGAGAGTGACGAAATAATGTTTATGAATATTTTGGAGGAATTTGAATCTTCAGAGGGTACACTTCCAGTGGGTAATATCTCTTGCAATGAAATGGATTTAACTTTACAAAATATAACAGATCGATTTTTTACAGGTAACACGGCCTCCAATATTCACAACTTGGTTAAACGAAATAGAAAAATAGAACCCTTTTTAGGATTCCAATATAAAAATGGCACAAAGGAATTTATACCTAAAGGTTTATTTTGGTCGGGGGATTGGTCGGTAAGTGATAATGGAACAGGGGCACAAACAACCGCACGCGATAGATTCGAGCTTTTCCGAAAAACCAAGTTCCCATACGAAACTGTTTTTCCCGACATATTGGAATATGTAAGTTTGAAGTTTTTAATGGAAACCGTTTTAGATAGTCTATATGATTATATGTATGACTTCTTTTATGATATTTCAGATCTAGACACTACTTATATAATACCCCATTTTGATCCAGAATTTTTAAAAAAGAAAACCTACTTCGATGTAATCCAAGATATTACGGCAGCTAGTTTGGCATATGCTTATATGGATCTTCCAACGGATGCGGAAGTCTCTGAAAATGGGCCACTGAATAAAGACATTTTAAGAATTAAAAGAGTGGATACTGTTTTTCCACCTACGGTAGATCAAGAGGCCGCAATAGATATTACTAAAGATGATTTCATAGAAAAAAACCAACCTGCTAATACCGAGAGTATGGCAAATAATATAGATGTGGTTTACAAAGTCTTCTCGGAAGATCCAGAAGAACCGGGAAAATGGGAAGAGGAAGAACAAACCGCAACCAAAACAGATGTTGATAGTATCACAGAATATGGTATCATGGAGTATGAATATAAAACCAGTGATTTAATTCAATTACAATCTCATGCGGAAGCGGTTGGGGATTCTCTTTTAAGGTCGTTTAAAATACCTAGAAGGGATATAGATGTTTTATCCTTTGGAGATATTACACTCAATTTAGCTGACCAAATAAGTATACCAGAATATCAAAAAAACGGAATTGATGATAGGGGAATTTTTGCCCTTACCTCTTTAAATAGTGAGTATAACGGCTCTTTACGTTTAACCTTTAAAGGTCGAAAATTAAGAGATGATACAAGTGAAATAGTTTACAAATTAGTACAGGACACGGACGGAGCCATTACAAAATGGCAAGATACCGACGGGGCAACAGATAAATACCAGGATACGGGAGTAGAATAATATGTCAGCAAATGATGTACAAGTAGTAGGAGCGGAAGAAATAAATTACTATTTACGTAATTATTCCTATGCAGGTATGGGTTCAGATCTCCCAATATTATCATGGGGTTTGGCCACGGATATCGATAAATTAGTCTATAAAAATGCTGTGGGTACATTGTCGAAAACAATGGAAGATGCTTCTGGTGCGGCTAATCTAACAGATGGCCGTGTGATGATAACATCAAATGATGGTAAAGCAAATGTTTCATCTGTTACCGCTGGGGATCTTTTAACTTTTGCACCACCTGTTTGGGAAGAAGATGGTACAAATATAAAAGTTATTAACCCCCTAATCAAGGGAATACAGTACCCGGTTATTGAAGCCCCCGTATATGCTGAAGGTGTACAATTTTACGATATAATTAACAAATGTATTTCTTCATATAATGACCATTCGGCGGTCACATTACAACATGGCCGGGAACTTTGGAACACTAGACCAACCAATACCACAGGCGTGGAAATAGCCAACGGTATGGTGGTATATATCAACGGATGGGGAACAACCACACCCACTGTGGCTTTGGCTTCAAATAATATCAAAGCAGAAGCGGAAGGTGTAATAGGTGTTACTACTGAGATAATGCCCATAGGTGGAGAAGGCGAAGTAACCAGAATAGGAAAAGTAGGTGCAGTAAACACTGTAGGGGAAACTTCCGGCGCTCCAATATATTTGGGTTTAGATGGGTCCTGGACCACTACAAGACCTGCACCACCTAATTATATAGTTCGTATAGGTGTGGTCGGAGAAGTGGGAGCCACTGGGAGCCTGTTAGTAGATGCTGCGGCCTTTGACAATACGGATACTTCTGTAAACAGTGTAGGTGCTTTAAATGGTATCTGTACACAATTACAGGGTGTTACTTTTGTTGTATCCGGCGGTGTAATTTATGTGGATGTTATAAACGAACAGGAACCCACGACTAAATTACCTTTTATTATTAATGATGATCGATATTTATTGGATACTTTGGATGGTGCAGGAGCCGGGGGAGCTGCACGGGCTGTAGTAACACCGGGAACAATAAACAACCCCCAAATTAACTTTATCTATATTGAAGTAGTTGGGGGAGTCCCTACCCTTAAAACTTCCACCACTTTCCCTTTTATAGATTTTGCTTGGGTCGGTATTGTATCAGTTTTTGATGTAACCACCACGGATAATGATGGCACTTTATCCTGGCAACGGTTTAATAATTCAGTAGATAATGGTGGAGGGGATGGAATATTCAATTACATCCTAGACCGGATCAGGAAAATTGGTGCTAGGTATGATGGTGGGGTAGATCCTACAATAACTATAGATAGTGGACCCGATCCAGATAGTGTGAATATTACAACCACAGCGGGTTTAATTACACAAGCCCATTCCCAATCTTTTGATGCACAAGACGGAACAGTTTACTACATTGTAAATCATCCTACAGAACCTTTTAAAAAAATATCGGATTTAAATGAAATAGATGTTTATGCCGATGGTACACCTATACCTAATAATGATAGGTTTGGAATTAATATTTTATTGAACCAAAATTCAGCGGGTGGGGTAGATAAGACTTTTATTAATCTTCCTTTGGATGGTTATACTAGTGACGAATCCGCAAAATCCGATATTGGTAGTTTTGCAGTTACAACTATGCCGGATGGAACCAATACCAAAAATAACACCATAAGGGGTTTTAGATTAGTATTCAAATACTCCACAACAAGTAGTGGAACATGGACTAATCTAATGGGTGTAAATGGTTTTCAGGATGAACGTGGCCAGGTACTGGG